TCCTTTAATGCCGTGGGGTGCAGAATTTAAGAGCGACTCATGGAATCCAGATGGTCCTGTTGGCAAAATGGCAAGACCATCAAGACCAATAGTCGACAAGTCACTAGCTCAAGACCTTGGACTTCTTGACTATCAATCTGGATACTCGATTGATGAACTTAATTCTTCTAGTCCAATTCCTACATCTCAAAAATATAGACTTAGTGGGAATAAAGTTTCCGATGATAGATACAACGGACTCTGGATTCCGTATATGGAGAATAGTATTTCCAGAGTTTCAAAGCCCGAATTTAATGAAGGAAAAGAACAGCCAACCGTTTATGTGCTTGGTGGTTCTTCGGGAACTGGAAAAACTATCGCCAGAACTTCTGGATTTTCGGGGATACCCTCATACAACGATGCTGTAGTTATTGACCCAGACGATGCAAAAATGGTTATGCCGGAAGCACGCTACTGGTACGAAAGACAACTTCCCGACGCTGCCAACTTAACTCACGCAGAATCTCGTGCTCTGGCGGCTTCATTAATGAGAAGAGCCAGTTCCGAAGGAATTGATATGACCTACGATACAAGTGGTCAGTTCAACGACGGCAACAAAGACCTGATTAACTGGAGGAAGGCGGGGTACAAAATTGTTGCCCACTACTTCTTTTCACCAGATGATGTAATTCTAAAAAGAAACGCAGAAAGATTTGAAAGAACTGGAAGAATGGTCCCTGATTGGATTCCTCCAGTGATAAACAGAAATCTTTACTTTCAATTACCAAACCTTGACGCTTTCTTTGATGAGCTGTTTGTCTATGACACAACAAATGACCCGATGAACCCAATAATGGTTGCTCGAAGGGCAATTAACGAGCAGTTGGAAGTAATGGACCCCAAACTCTTTGATTTTGCCAATTTTGACAAAGGAAGGTAGTATCTAATCATGGCAAAAATGAACAGTTTTGGCAACCCAATGGCCCGTGAAGGGATAAACCCAATTGAGGCCTTGCTTTTGGCCGCCATGAACGGATATTCCCTTGAGGAAGCCGGACTTCTGGATAATAAGGAAAATCAGGAAATGCTAAAAATAGTCAATTTGAGCGTTGCTGAAGCTAGAAAAATTGGCGCAATAATTGACATACCCTCTTAGTAACATACATTCCCTACATAACTTTTTGGCGTGTTAAATTTGTAACTAAGGCATACGACGCTGGGTGCTTACCTGAGCAGTGTTGACACAAACAATTTCATAACCAAAATCTCAATAGGGAGAAAAAAAATGTCAGACGATTCACGCGTAAGAGAGCTTCAAGGAGCTCTAAGAGAAAAAATGGCCGACAACAAGACAATTGCCGACTCGTTCAGAGTTGACAACGGTACAGTTGTTGTGTCCGCAGAGCAGAAGTCAGCCTTTGATAAGAACATGGGCGACATCCGCGAAATCAAGAGCCTCATCGAGGGCCTTGAGTCAATGAAGGGTGTCCAGGAATGGGGCTCGCAACAATCATCGGACTCTGTAGCAGCAGCAGCAGCAGCTGGCGCATTCAGCGCACAGACAGAGCGTCATATGAGCATTGGAGACGCATTCGTTAACTCGGCTGAGTTCAAGTCGCTTCAAGGTGGAAAGAATGGCGCAAACATGCCATCAGCTTTCCAGATGAACACTTCGCTCACCGGCTACAACGTTAAGGACGTTTACTCAGCATTGCCATCAGGCACTCCTGGCTCGTTCGGAACAATTCAAAGAGACCCAATTGTTACGCCTCCAATGCGTACCAAGCGTGTTCGTGACTTGTTCCCAGCCCGCACAACTTCAGCAGCTGTCATTGAATACTTCCAGCACCTTGGCTTCACGTCAACTGGTGGCGGTACAAACAGTGCGTCATCTGTTGCAGAGCGTTCAGGTGCAAACTTTGGTGCAAAGCCACAATCAAGCTTCGTATTTGTTGGCCAACAGGCTCCAGTACGCACGCTTGCTCACTGGGAAGCAGCACACAGAAACGTTCTCGCCGATGAGCCACAACTGCGCTCAATCATCGACAACGAGCTGATGTACGGCCTTCGTTTGCAGGAAGATGACCAGATTCTGAACGGCGACGGCACAGGCGAAAACCTGACCGGCGTTCTTGAGACATCGGGCATCCAAACCTACGACTGGTCAGACGGCGAAAATCTGCCAGTTGTAGACACGATGGCAGATGCGATTCGTCGCGCTGCAACCTTGTCCTTCTTGGCATACTACGAGCCAACCGGCGTTGTTCTTAACCCACTTGACTGGGAAAAGATTGAATTGACCAAGGACAGCAACGGCCAATATTTGGTCGCTGTGTCAGTGGCAATGGGTGGCGAGCCACGCGTGTGGAGACTCCCAGTTGTTGAGAGCCCTGCAATTGCAGAAGGCACAGCACTTGTTGGAGCATTCGGCACCGGCGCACAGTTGTATGACCGTGAGCAGGCATCGATTCGCATCAGCGAGCAGCATTCGGACTTCTTCGTAAGAAACGCAGTTGTCATCTTGGCTGAACAACGTTTGGCACTTGCTGTCAAGCGTCCAGAGTCGTTCGTGAAGGTAACCTTCGACGCCGCTCCAGAAGCCTAATAGCTATTAAGCGGAAACCCGCTCATTCCTTCGGGAGTGAGCGGGTTTTTTGCTATATATGAGAAGATTAAGCATGAAAGAAAATGAAGCATTTTCATACATAGGCAAAATGCCCCTTTTTGAAAACTTACTCAAAAGCGTTCTGCCTATAACGCAAGAGGACTGGTTGGCTTATAAAAAACGCAAAACAGCTGGTGGTGCAGCTGCAGAAAATACCGACACAATACCTTTGGTCTACGATTTGAAGCATAGGCTCAACTCAAGTGTTTTGCACGAAAACCACGAACGGTTTAGTGTGTACATAGACGATGTTTTGCTCTATGCAAAACAACATATTGGTGATGTCACAGTACAGCAAGCAATGCTGACCAGGCTTAGGGCCGGCACGGTTATCCCCAGACACAGGGATAGGGGTCCATTGACAGCAAAAACCCACAGAATACATGTCCCCGTAATAACAAACACAGAATGCATTTTTAAAGTTGGGGACGAGTCAATGAATCTTGACGCAGGAGAAATTTGGGTGATAGATAATGTCAACAGATACCACAGTGTCAAAAACCTTGGAAACACCGACCGAATACACCTAATCATAGACGCTATCTAGTATGAGATAATTACTGCATGCAAAATCCAATTCTACAACTTATACAAAACCTAGTAAGTGGAGATAACTCTATTCTTGTAGAGGTTGAAAAAATGGAGCAAAAACCAAAACTTGCCGCAGAAGAAGCAGAGTTGGCTGATTCATTACTGAAAATTGCCCAGAAGTATGGGAAGTTTAATGAAGACGAAACTGGTATATGGGCCGGATATATCGATGCACGAGAAAACGAAGTTGCAAAAATAGGAGTCAAATGCTCCAACTGTGCTCTCTACGAGGGCAATGGCTCTTGCAAGATTATTAAGCAAAGCGTTGAACCGAATGGTAGATGCAGGTTTGCCGTAATACCAGACGGAGTCGTAAGTGGCATCGTGGATGGAATGATAAAGAAGGTTAAAAAATAATGGAAAGATTTTGGTATGGAGCTACAGTTTTAAAAGTTATTGATGGTGACACTATCGAGATTATGGTTGACCTTGGTTTTAACATTCACCACAAAATGAGAGTTCGACTTTATGGAATTAATACACCAGAGTCAAGAACTAAAGACCTAGCAGAAAAAGAAATGGGCCTGAAGGCCAAATCATTCACACAAGACTGGCTGACAAACCATAAGTGGGTTTTTGTTAACACAATCCCAGACAAGAATGACAAGTATGGTCGTATTCTTGCAAGAATATACAGCTCAGACAAAATAGAAGACCCATCTACTGCTTGTCTAAACAAAGACATAATCCAGTCCGGCTATGCTCGTGAGTACTTTGGCGTAGGCGATAAAACATGGACCGAATTCAAGTCCAAGTAAGGTAGTATTTCCTGATGGACAACAGTAGAGACACGCAAGACTCAATCGCAGATTTGAATCAAAAGATAGAGGTATTAAGGTCAGAGGTTGAGCATATGCGCCTGGCAATGAGTCAGCATAATCTTCCCAAGCCGTACAGCGTGACGATTACGCCAAACTCAACAGACAGTCTCTCGGAGCTAGTAAAGCCTGTTGCAAAACGTATCTCGGATATTGGCCTGCCTTCTATCTCAAAGATATTTGGCGGCACATTAGCTTCGGAAATTGAAACTAAAGATTTAAAAAAATAAATGTAAACATTTTGACATTAAATATCCCTATCTGCTATTTTTCTTTTTTCTACTGGCTCAAGTCTTCCGTGATGCTTTGCTTCTCCATCTTTCCTTACCCATGTCATACCGTAAGTGGAATCAAGATTCTCAGTCCCCTCTCTACGGAGAAGCCTTTCGGCCATTGACTGGAATGTTGGGTCGTCGCTTAGGTTTAGGTATGCGTTGTGAGACCAAGGGAGGTCATAGAAGGCAGGTGCATTAACCAGAAGTGCCCCCGCAGTGGTCCAGTGTTCTTCGATTCTCGGATTCTCGTTAACAACGGCTCCGGATAGGCAGTATGCAGGGACATTCATACCCACTAACGGTCTATTTACTTCAAGCATTTTTTCTATAGTCGAAGAATCAATTGACATGTCTGAATCTATGTATAACACTGCAGAATAATTCGCGACTCCATAGTTTAGTTCAGTGCAATCTTCACCCCAGTGGTGTCCACTGGTTATTCTGTGTCTTTGGGCGAACTCTCTTATTAGATTTCTGCCAGTTTCTATTCGAATCCACCTATTGCCGGATTCGACTTTTTTCTGCATGTCATTTATTGAATACGTCCAGTAGTCGCCATTAATTTCCTTCAGTGCTTCAATCACTTCGGTAAATGGCTCTATGCCTCTGCCGTCTAGCTCAAAGGCCGCAAACCATTTTACATTTGGAAACTTTCTGCAAATCTCAACCCTGTCGGCGAGCCAGTCCATATGTTCTTTTGCGTCACACTTCCAGGCAACTAGTGGAGTTCCTATAACAAAATGCTTATCATAATCAATTGGTTTTAGTACGGGTGATTCGGATAGTTTGTATTTGGGTTTGTTCAACTCTGCAACAAAATCTGAACAAACGCCTGAGTACTGAATCTTCCAATCATTGTCCATCTCCCACCAGGATAATTCTGGAAGCACCTTGATGCACTTCTCTGAACTCCTCTTCTTTCCAGGAAATGCCCAAATGTAGCCTCTGCTAGTAATCGTGTAGTCGTCCGTATTGTGGAAAAAACAATGCAAATTATGCCTCATAGCAAAAGCTAATGATTCTGAATTTTTACAATGAATCCATATTTGGTCAGTTCTGTCAATTAGCCATTCATGCGGAACTAGATATTGTGGACCATCATGACCTAGAAAGGAACCTGATTCATTAACCCACAAATCAACCTCGACATCAAATCCGTGTGCAATTGCTTCCTCTATATATGTTGGGTGATTTTCGAGTTCTGGCTTTGGACCGTTCAGGTTTCCTCTATGTGATATGTAAATCATAAATCCCTCGAGAAGTGAATGTCTGCTTCTTTACCGACATTATCAGGAATGACATTACACGAGAATTTGTTTGACTGAAGCCAAGAAACAATATCTTCAACCCTATTTTCATCGGTTTTATAAAGGTCAACCGTATAGGCACCTTCACATTTTCCTTTTAAAACAATATCTATCTTGTCCCCAAGACTCTTGAGAACCTTAAAATCATTTCCCTGCGCATCCACCCATAGGTAATCAATTTTCTCAATTCCATTTTCCAGTATGAAAGTATCAAGTCTTATGGTTTGTACTTCGACAGTATGCGTTACCTGAAAATCTGGTCTACCTTCCCACTTTTCGTGAATGTCATCAGCGAATTCATAAAGGGATGAACATCCCCAATCTCCGCCTCCAGCAATATTGAATACTTTTGTTGTCTCCTCCATGTCGACAGCCTTGCCAATGAGGTGGAAATTGTTGTTGTCTTTGAACCTATTTAGTAAGTGCTCTATTAGCTCCGGGGTTGGTTCAAATGCCCAGACTTCATTGTTTTTATTGTTAACAAAATTTGCTGTGTCATTTCCGTAGTTGGCACCAACTTCAACAATTACCGATTTCATTTGTTGTTCTCCAGGTAGTAATTCAGGTCTTCCGGCGTTCCAATTCCCCACATTTTAGGGACTTCTTTAATTCGAATCTTTTTGCCATCCTGAATGGCTTCATTAAATACTGGGCAGACATAAAACTCATTATTGGTTCTAATGTCTTTTTTAATCATTTGATTTGCATATTTAACATAATCAGAGCCATGCTTCCAGTAATAAATTCCAACAGTTGCATTATCTGAAATTGGGTTCTTTTCTGCAACCTCATCTACAAGACCATCGTCACCAAGTTTTGCGTAAGACCACTTTGGGTGAGTTGCCTTAAATGTAAGTATTCCACCGTCGATACCCTCAGCCCCAAATGCGTAAAGACACTCGTTGCTATTCCAGTCGACTATCTGGTCAGAGTTCGCCATTAATAATGGTTCTTCATTGTCTATCAATCCAGATGCCAATAATGTCGTGCAAGCAGCGCCATCCGTCATTCCATCAACCAGGACAATGTCGCACCCTGGTTTGATGAGTCCCAGAACCTGTTTCAAGTTGTATTTTTCGTAGTGCTCTTTTTGTACAAGGAAAATAAAGTGCGCATCTATGTTTAGGTTCTCGACAACTACCTGAATCATTGGTTTGGCATTAACATCAATCAAGGGTTTCGGGAACGTGTACCCAGCTTGCGCAAATCGGGAGCCGGCTCCTGCCATCGGTATTAAAACATTCATTTTTTCATTCCTCCACGCAACAGGCTTTTTGCCTCTATTTTCTATTTCATCAACAAAACGGATTAAACGTTCCTTGTTAAGGTCGGCAGCATTCTTTATTGCATGAAGGTTTGCGCCAGAACTAAGCGCACCCTCCCTGCCGATATGGGAATCCTCAATAATTATAGTATTAGCAGGAACTGCATCAAGGGAGACCATGCATTTCCAGTACATCTCTGGGTGTGGTTTGTGGTTTCTTACGTCCTCGTTGCTCATTATGTAGCTGACGTATTTGAGGACACCAATTGCATCTAGGGCGGTTATGACCGTATCTCGTATGGCGTTCGAGGCAACAGCAATGCGCCAGCCCTTTTCTTTGAGGGTCTGCATTATGTCAATTGCTACGTAATTCTTGGGGAAATCTGAGAGTATTTCTAGAGTTGCTTTTTGCTTGTCTTCCCAGATTTGCTGATGTTTCGATTCTGGGAGACCTTTTTCTTCAGTCAACATCTTCAACTTTGTTGTTGTCCCAAGACCGTCATATTTGGATAGGTGTTCCTCTTGCGAAATTATGTATTTAACATCAACCCTGCTTAAGGCAATATTCAGTGAATCGTAATGAACGTCGCGTGATTCAATCAAAACACCGTCAAGGTCAAAGATGACGAGAAAGTTATTTTTCATTTGGATTAGGTCCTGCATGCCTGTGCCACTTATTGTGACGAACAATGCTTTTTCCATTGCACTTCATTACATACTTATCACGAACACGCATTGACCATTCAACATCTTCTGCTTCGTTCCATCCACGTGATTCGTCAAGGGGTTCTTCAAGCATCACATGTTTCTTAAGAATAAAGAAACCACCAGATATATACATGTATTGAGTTTGCGTCCAGTCGTTGTAGTCAAGTGACCATGCTTGACCGTGTCCTGGTTTGTCCCATAACGACCAGTCCATTGGGTTTCTAGC